ACAAACCCAAACGAAGAAGACTTTACACCACTAAACTAACTAAAAGTAAGTGAAGGAATATATACTATGGCACTACTAGGAAAACTTAAGAAGAGAAAAGGAATGAGCCCAAAAGCAGGGATGCTGAGTGGTATGATAGAGAAGCTTAAGAAAAGAAGAATGAAGGCTAGAGGAGAGGCTCCAGCAAGCAGTGATACCTACTAAAATGATGCTTAGAATGGTGCCAAAACAATACTTAGGATACTACTGCTAGGTACTTGATAAGCCTAGAATAAACAAGGAGATTTACAAGAATTGAAGCCAAATAATATAGACAAGATGATAATCGGAATGATGAGACGCTCATCCAGGGTATCTAGAATCGTAGAAGAGGCTTGTGGTGAGGCGTATGAGATGGGCTTTAATAGTGGCTTGGTAGAGGGTGCTAAGATTAATGGGAAGAAGTATGCCAATAAGGTAAAGAAAGCCTTGAAAGGACAATATAAAGCGTGAGTGAATATTCAGTAGATAGCTATAAAACTAGACCTAGGAAGGGTAAGAAAATAACTAAGAAAATGAAAGACCAAATCCCTAGAGTAGGTCCTGGTAGTAATGTTAAGATAAAGAAGAAGAGTGGCGATGATACTTTAACCCCTGGAGCTAAGAATATGGGCAAGACTATAGGAAAAGCTTGGAAAGGATATGTTAAGTCTCCTACCATTATTAAAGAAGGCGTATCTAAATTTGTAAAGCAAGTCAAGGATACTGCTTATAAAGAAAAGACTGGGGTAGATATGGAAGGTAAGAGGACTGGTGATAAGGTGAAAGTAAAGCTAAAGAAGAAGAAGAAATGAGTAAGAAACCTAAATATAAGCCTAAGGTAGTGAAGCCAGACCCTATCAAGAAGGTTAAGATAGAGAAGCCTACATATAAATCACCATCTGTTACACTAAGGAAGAAGGTTGGACTAAAAGAAACCCAGGAAAAAGATTGGGAGGATGTAGGTCTGCCTACAATGAAGAAGGATAGAAGGCGTATTCCATATCACATTAACCTTGTTAAAGGTCAGAACGTAAAGGGTGGCAAGGGCTTTAAGATGAAAAGGAAGGGCGTTAAGAGTAATATAGTTAAAGATGTAAACGTTGATATGTTTAAAGATAAATGGAAAGATAAGAAATGAGTGACCATAAGCCACTAAGAGATGAGAAGGGTAGATTACTACCTGGTCAGACTGCTAATCCTAATGGTAGACCTAAGGGTAAGTCATCGGTAGCAGAGGCATTCAGGAGTGACCCTAAGAGCCTTGATGTGCTGAATAAGGTTATACAGATAGCATCAACGCTTGGAACAGATAATGAGCATAAGGATGCAACTAGCTGTGCTAAGGTGGTGGTGGATAAGATTGTACCTACCTTGAAGGCTCAGGATATAAGTATAGAGACAGATGGTATGGCTGGGTTTGTGGTATTGCCTAAGGAAGAAGCATCGAAGAAAGAGTAATATGGAAGCCTCACGAAGGGGCTCAGACCTATGCACTGCAGGTAGGTGATTGTTATGAGATATTGTATGGTGGTGCAAGAGGTGGAGGTAAGACAGATTGTGGTATGGCGTGGCTACTAAGAGCAACAGAGCACCCAGAAGCAAGAATGCTAGTAATAAGACGTAATGCAGATGACCTAGCAGATTGGATAGACAGAGCACATAAGATGTATCCATATGCAAAGATAGTAGGTAAGCCTGCAACGATTAAGTTTCCATCAGGTGCTATTATAAGGACTGGACACCTTAAGGATGACCAGGCATATACAAAGTATCAGGGACACGAGTATCAGAGGGTATTGATAGAGGAGTTAACACAGATACCTTCAGAGGAAAGCTATTTGAAATTAATATCAAGTTGTAGAAGCACGATACAGGGATTAGAGCCACGTATATTCTGTACAGCTAACCCAGGTGGTAAAGGTCATCAATGGGTAAAGCGTAGGTTTATTACTGGTCACAAGCCAAGGACTGCATTCAAGGAGGAAGGTCAGACTAGATATAGAATGTATATTCCAGCTACGATAGACAACAATCCTACTCTTATGGAGAATGACCCAGAGTATGTGAACTTCCTAGATAACTTACCAGAGCCACTAAAGTCTGCTTGGAGGCACGGAGATTGGGAGATATTTGCAGGTCAGTATTTCACAGAGTGGAACCCAAGTATGCACGTTATACAAGAGGATATGGCGAAGAAGTTTGGATATGGTCAGTCCTTTAATAAAAAGTATATAGGCATTGACTGGGGATATGCTAATCCATTTGCTTGTGTATGGATAGAGGTAACACCAAAGAATATGGTATTTGTGTATAGGGAGTTATACGGAACAGAGCGTCATCCATCAGAGTGGGGACAGGATATATTCAGTATGACTGGTGATGAGGAGATATTTATGAGCCTTGGAGACCCTAGTATGTGGGCACGTAATCCAATGAGCTGGAATGCCTCACATAGTCCGATGTACACAGATAAGTCTATAGCGATGGCGTTGAGTGAGTTTGTGCCTAATCTAGTACCTGCTAATAACTCAAGGGTAATAGGATGGCGTAATATGGCTCAGCTGATGCACTTTAAGAAGGGTGTACTGCCGAGGTTCTTTATTATAGATGGGACCTGTCCTAATTTAGTAAGGACTCTTCCTGAGATGATAAGAGACGATAAGAACCCAGAGGATATAGATACTACACTTGAGGACCATATATGTGATGCGTTGAGGTATGCTTTAACTCACGTTCAGGCACCATTAAAGCCTGCACCAAAGAAACCTGTACTACAGCAGAACATAGAGAAGTTATTAGAGTTTGAAGATAAAGATGAAACAACATATGATTTCACAAAAATGAACTAGGGATATATATGAAGATTACACTTAGACAAAAGAAGACATTAGATAAACATAAGAAGCACCATTCTCGTAAGCATATAAAAGAGATGATAGCTAATATGGTAAAGGGCTCTACGTTTAAGAAAGCTCATAACATAGCAATGAAAAAGGTAGGTAAATAGAGATATGGCTTACATTAAAATAAAGAAGAAAGCTAAGAAAAAGCTTAAAGCAAAGATTAAAAAAAAGCGATATAAGAATGATAAGGATTACTCACAGATACCTACCAGTAGTTTAGGTGGTGGGCTAGAAAACCCAGTTGGAGGAAACTAGTGGCTAACAAAGACTATGAGATAGATGGCGTAGATGTAACCCAGGCTTTAGATTATGTTCCTGGTGATAAGGACCGTAAGCTAGTTAAGTATATGGAGCGTATGTTCGATGCGTCAAAGCGTGCACGAGCTCATAAGGTGCCAAGGTGGAGGCGTAATGAAGAGCTTTACAATGGAGAGTTTCTTAAGCCATTTAATCTGCCTAAATATAAAACAAGAATTGTAGCCAATACCATACACTCTACGGTAGAGACGATATACTCTATTCTAACAGACCGATTCCCTAAGGTGGATATAATGCCTAAGAGTGAGGAGCAGGTAGATGGAGCTAGGAAGTCTCAAGAGGCAGTAGAATCTGAGATGCGTAAGAATAAGGCGTTACGAGGCATAAATGGTATGAAGCGTGATGCACTTGTCTATGGTAACGGATTTCTAAAATTGACCTATAAAGAGGGGAAAGTAGATTACAGCGTACCTGATATATATACAGTCTTTGTTGACCCTTTAGCGACCAATATAGACAATGCTAAGTGTGTTATATTCGCACAGCCAACCTACCTAAAAGATGTAAGGGAGATGTTTGAGCGTGGTAAGAATGTAAAGCCAGAGGGTAAGCTAGATGAGTATAAATCTTTTATAAGAGCAGGTGGTGAGTCTAGTGGTGTTGGACAAGCGACCACAGCATCTGGTGGTGCATCAGGAACCTCTTCTGAAACTGGAGTTGCGTCTTCAGATGTAAGAACAGATTATATGTCCTTATCTCCAACCTCTGATATGGATGATAAAGAGATGTATGGTGGTCAGGTCCTACTTAAAGAGGCTTGGCATCATATGGATGGAAAACTATATTTAACAACGTGGGCAGGTAAGGTTCTTCTGCAACACGTAGAGGCTCCTACTGATTTTATTCCAGTGGTTACCTTTAAAAACTACTCAGATGAGCATCGATTCTGGGGTAAGGGTGAGCCAGAGATAGTAGAGCCACTAGCAGTGGGAACAGCGATACTATTATCTCAGAGCCTAGACAACGTAATATATCACGGCAATCCAGCGTGGGTGATGAGTAAATCTCTAGCTAAAACCCCTGGTAACAGACCTAGTGATAAGCCAGGACAGGTATTCTGGACTAATGGTCCACACGAGCAGATTAATAGATTACCAGCAGGAAATATATCCTCTTCTAATCTTCCACTAGCACAATATATGATGCAACTTACTGATACTATAAGTGGTATACACGATATCACTCAAGGTCGTAACCCTAGTGGAGTAACAGCTGCTAAAGCAATTTCAGCATTGCAAGAAGCCTCTCAGCAGATTATAAGAGCAAAAGAGCGTGAGGTAGGTGCAGACGCTATGATTGACGTATATAAGCAAACTTTAAGTATTTTGGTGAATAACTATGAGCAAGGCATAATGATACGTAGAGAGGGCAATTCAGGCTATGAGTTTGAAGAGCTACAGCCATATGACCTAGATTCTGATATGGATTACAAATATGTACCAGGCTCAACGATGCCAGAATCACGTGCAAGCAGAATAGACCAGGCATTAGAGTATATACAGCTTGGGCTTATTACCCCAGAGCAGTTCTGGAGATGGCACGAGAAAGATATATCGAGAGATATACTAGAGGAAATGGTTGAACAGAAGCAGGCTCAGATGGATGCTCAGCAACAAGATATGGATGTAATAAACAACTCAACTG